TGACTCGTCTACTCCGCCACGCCGAATTCGCCCGTGCGGCACAGGCGCACGGCTTCGAAACCTTCGAGGAGGCTGACGATTTCGATGTTGATGACGAGCACCCCCTCCCTAATACCCCTTGGGAAAAGGATTTTGACCTCTCCGCCGCAGCTGCTGCTCAAGGTGGTATCGTTCAGCCACCCTCACCTGAACAGCTCGAACAGTCTCGCTCTATCGTTTCCCGCGTAAAAGAACACGTTTCTAAGCCCAAATCTAAGGCTCCCGCTACCCCTCCCGCTACTGAGGCGCCAATCGCCCGTAGCGCCCCAAACTCGGAGGGCGATGGCGCCTAATCTCCAGCCCCATACATATACTTGATATGTATGGGGCTTACTGACATAACAAGCACGGAGGTACGAAATGGCAAAGAATCGTAATGGGCGGCGTGGCAATGTAAAACCCACTAACCGCAGGTTGCCCCCCTCTCCTCGACTTCTTTCTCGTACCATCAATCTCGATACAGGCGAAATCTTGCGGTCTGTCTCTGACAACCGCCCAGAGCCTGTTCGTCGTACACGAGCACAACAACCCCGTGTAGCTCGTGCACAAACAAACGTGCGTTCAATCGTTAGGTCAGTGAAAAAACTCCCCAAAATAACTCAAACTCTTCTCCCCACTCCTGTGCATGTCTGTGTAAAACGCTCTATTCGCAAGGAGATAATGCACGCTCTTAATCATGCTGGTAAATCTGGTCAACGCCGTCCTCGGCGTAATCGTAACTCTCTCATAAGGTGCTAATCATGGACTATGGCTCACTCTTATCTGGTGCCGCCGCTGTAGGCGGCCTCTTTGGTGGCGGTGGTGAATCCTATAAGGAAACCTCCAAACTTAACCACGCCTACCAAGTCAATCTTCTCCGCAATCAAATCCCCCTTATGGTGGAGGGCGCTAAAGAAGCTGGCCTCCACCCTCTCACCGCCGTAGGCGTAAACCCCGCTTCATTCTCTGGTGGTATCTCTTCTATCGGTGAATCTAAATGGGACGCTCTCGACAATCTCGGGCAAAATATCTCTCGTGCCCGCACCGCAAATATGGACAAAAGCGAACGCGCAACCGTCGAGGCTGCTAATGGTCTGAAACTTGAAAATATGAAACTACAAAATGACCTCCTCCGCTCTCAAATCACAACTATCCAAAACCCCACAACGCCACCGCAAGGCGGTGATCGTTTGGGGTCAAATCAAGGTGCTGAATATGTTCCTGCTCGCCTCAATTCTCCTACTGGTGTATTTGGCTCTAAGGAAGGAGGTGCTACTACTGATTTCAACTATTCTCGCACTTCTGGCGGTGGTCTCGCTATCATCCCTTCTGCTGACGTAAAACAGCGCATCGAAGATGCTACTATTCCCGAGCTTCAATGGTCGGCTCGTAACACTCATCTCATGCCTCCCACCGCCCCCTCTGCTAAGGAATTCCCGCTCCCTAAAGGCTATAATTCATGGCGCTGGAATCCTTTCACACAAACTTGGTCTCCATCCAAATCTAAACCACACAATTACCATAAAGCTCTTCGTGAATTCCAAACTTACTAGAAAGGAGGTAATCTAAATGGCTTTTCGTCGTCGTCGTCGCTCTTCTCGTCGTCGCCGCCCTATGAAAAAACGCGGCTCGGCACTTCGCAAACGTATTGGTTTTAGGTTCTAATGCACAACTGCCCTAAGACGCTCGGTGAGTACGGGTGCGGAGAATGTCTCCGCGCCCGTACCTATGATAAACGCGTCTGGTCTCATCGTATGGATTTGGAGTGTCGTTCTCATGCAGAGTGTTGCTTTCTTACTCTCACTTATTCAGATGATTTTCTCCCCCCTGATGGTTCTCTTTCTAAGCGCGATTGCGTGCTATGGTTTAAACGCTTCCGCCAAGAACTCTGGCGGCTCTATAAAATTCGCGTGCGCTACTTCATTGTTGGGGAATATGGTGATGAAACTAAACGACCCCATTACCATGCAGCACTATTTGGTGTTGGACTTTGGGCGGAAGATATTGCTCGTACCACTTGGAAAATGGGGCACGTCATGCTGGGCGATTTGAATATCGCCTCTATCCGTTATGTCGCTGGCTACATCCAGAAAAAAATGGTTGTAAAAAATAATGATGGTCTACAGCCCGAATTCCGTCTTATGTCAAAAGGCCTTGGCCGTGGCCTCGCTTCTTCTATCGCTGAAACACTAGATTGCGCCAAAGGCGCTACCACGATGTACGACACGCCAGTGTCGTTACATCTATCCGGCACTCTCGCCCCACTTGGCCGCTATATGCGTTCTAAAATAAAGGAGTCTCGTAATGGTGAAATATCGCAAAGTGCGTTCGACCGTCTCTCGCTCTACCTTCAAGACGAAAAAGAAGTGCGCCGCTTGCGCGCGCATTTCTTCTCTGCTCCGCAAACTGAGGCGATGACCGCCGCAAAATTTGTTGATACTATTATTCGTGACCGTGAACAGTTGCGCCTAGAACAACTGGCCTATAAAAAATATCTAAAAAATACAATCTCCCAAAAAATGTCTTTTAATGATTACCGCGATGCGCTACGCAAGCAAAAGAATCTAAACTCTGAATCTTCATTTAAACGTTCAAAGAAAGGCTCTATATGAAACGCTCTAAACACAATCTATCCCACAATGTTAATCAAACGATGAATATGGGGATGCTTACTCCAATCGGTCTTACTGAGGTTCTCCCTGGCGACACATGGCAACACGCCACACAAGCTCTTATTCGCCTCGCTCCTCTTAACTCCCCTGTCATGCACCCTACTCATGCAAAAATAATGCACTTCTTCGTACCTCACCGCCTCGTCTGGGACGAGTGGGAGGATTTCGTAACTCGTGGTGCTGATGGTGATTCTGCCCCCGTCTTCCCTACTATCGAATTTGATTCGATTGCCGCTTCCTCTCTTGCAAACTATCTCGGTCTCCCCGTCTTTTCTACTGAGGCTGAAAACGTCCACGTTTCTGCTCTTCCCTTCCGTGGCTATGCAAAAATTTTTAACGAGTATTTCCGTGACCAAGACTTGGTTGATGAACTTGTTATCGATACTTCTTCTGGTGTTGATACTACTACCAACATTAACCTCGTCCCCGCTGCTTGGGAAAAGGATTACTTCACCTCTGCGCGCCCTTGGACTCAAAAGGGGCCGGAGATTACTATTCCCGTCTCAGGGACTGCTCCTGTTCATGGTATTGCTCTCTCAAACACACCTGACGCTGCTTCTGCACAAGGCTCATCTCGTGAAACTCCTGATATCACTCGCAACTATACTGGCTGGAGTGACGCTCAAGGCGGTTTCCGCATCGAGCAAGGTGCTACTGGTTTCCCTGCCATCTATGCTGACCTGTCTGACGCTCTTGGCGTTCCTATTGACCAGCTCCGCACTGCTCTCGCTCTTCAACGTTTCGAGGAAGCTCGCGCTCGTTATGGCTCTCGGTATGTCGAATATCTGCGCTATCTTGGCGTTAAATCTTCTGACGCACGCTTACAACGTCCCGAATATCTTGGCGGCGGTAAACAAACTATCCAATTCTCTGAGGTGCTTCAAACTTCACCCAATCCTACTACTGAAGATGGCGTAGGCGACTTGTTCGGCCACGGCATCGCTGCTATGCACTCTAATCGTTATCGCCGCTTCTTCGAAGAGCATGGCTATGTTTTCTCTTTCATGGTCGTGCGTCCTCGCGCAATTTACGCTAACGGCATCCCTCGCCATTTCAATCGCCGCACCTTCACTGACTTCTGGCAAAAAGAACTCGAGCACGTTGGTCAACAAGCCGTGCTCAATAAAGAGGTCTATGTCGGCGCTGCTACCCCTGATGGCACATTCGGCTATCAAGACCAATATGATGAGTATCGTCGTAACTTTGACCGTGTAGGAGGGGAATTTGCAACAATTCTTAACTATTGGACTATGGCTCGTATCTTTGGCTCTGAGCCTACCCTTAATGATGATTTTGTTAACTGTATCCCCGACCCCCGAATCTTCCAATCTACTGCTACTGACCAGCTCTATGTGATGGCGCGGCACTCAATCCAAGCTCGCCGCCTCATCTCACAATCTGGCACTTCGTTCATCCTCTAATGGCAAACGACGAGCAGTGGCGGCTCAAATTCTTCTGGTGTCGCCACTGCCGCTCGTGCTACTGTACCCACTCTGAACAAATCGAAAATTTCTATTCTGAAACTCAAGCTATCTTAAAGGAGTATTACAATGGCTTATCCTCATCTCAGTCGCTTCAAGGAAGGCGTACTCGGCTTCATCCCCCTAACCCACCGCAAAGCTCTCCCCGTCAACCACAAACGCCCCGAAACAACGGCGGAAATGGTGACTCGTCTACTCCGCCACGCCGAATTCGCCCGTGCGGCACAGGCGCACGGCTTCGAAACCTTCGAGGAGGCTGACGATTTCGATGTTGATGACGAGCACCCCCTCCCTAATACCCCTTG